GAAAAATTTCTTAATGAATTATTAGAATTCTCAAAGCAATTTATGGAAGGTGATTATCGTGGATTCGATACATCAATGCCATATGACATTGGATTGGCTGCAAACACTATTATTTATCTTGTAGTAGAGTTTTTTGGATACAACCAAGAAGCTTTACAAATTACTAAAGGTGCATTGAGTGATAACTTGCATCCTACAGTAGTTCTTGAGGGTGATCTTTTTGCAGCTCCATCACTACAACCTAGTGGTAAATATGCTACAGCAGAAGATAATTCACTTAGAGGACTTGTTATGTTAGTTTACTCTTTCATATCTATGTGTACTCCACATGGCGATGAGTTTGTTTTAACTGCAAGATTTCAACCAGATGATTTTTGGCTCTATATTAGAGGAAAAATCTATGGAGATGATCTCTTAGCTGCAGTTAAAATTGAAGCACAACCATATTTTAATAATCAAACTTATCAGAACTTTTGTAAAAAGGTTTATGGTCTTGATTTTACTAATGCTCTTAAAACAGATACAATGGAGAAGTTTCTTCAATTAAATGAGATTTCATTTTTAAAAAGAACTTTTGTATTTCGGAAAGACATTCAAAAATGGGTCGCTCCATTAGATAGAGAGTCCATTATGAAAAGCATATGTTATGTTTTACCTTCAAAATCTGTAACGCGAGATGAACAACTAATTGATAGTTGTGTCTCAGCTTTACGAGAATTATTTTTCCATTTGAGGAAAGATGATTACGCTATTACTAGAGCAAATTTTGCTTTAGCTTGTGCGAAATTCTACGGAAGAAATCAAAATGATATTTTTCATGTATTCCCAGATTTTGCATCCATATATAAGTCTATATATAATGAAGACTTGGTGTCGGCAGCACCTTAAATATTAGCCACCACAAGGAGGCTGTAGAAAAGAGGCCCATTTGGATTAAATTGTAACCTTGTGAAGGCAAGCCCAATGCAGGCAATAAATTCATGGATAAATTAAATGAAACAAAAACTAATACTCCTCCATTTGAGTCTAAACTGGAAACCATTGGAGAAACTAGTGGCAATTCGTCTGCTACTACTATCTCAGAACTCGATGAAGTTGATCCGTCAATTACTGGAGTTCGAGAAATTGATCAATATGATCTAATCGATCTTTCTAGTAGGAAAGAACTTTTATGGGATGTTCGCACTAGGCGAGCATATCTCAAAAGATATAAAGTTCTATCCGAACGTGATTCGGTTGCTAAAACAGCTCAACTTATTGAAAAACGAAGGAAAGTTACTAGTGCTAAGCGAGATTCGCGAATGGCACAAAGAGGTATTTTCCGACCCGAAATTTTCACTGAATCCCACGTTGTTGGGGAAATGAATGTAGGTGAAGCTGCTGTATCTGATGTTAAAGAAAATGTTGTAGAACATGCTGGCGAAGAGGCTGAACAAGTTTCAGCTGGTGAATCAGCACATGATAGTCAAAGTGGTATTACCACTGAATATAACTTATCTAATTTCTTTGAACGTCCTGTTACTATTTATGATAGTACATGGACTTCAGCTACAGAACAAAATGTTATTTTGAATCCATGGGCTCTTTGGTCAGCTGATGCTGCAGTGAGAGCTAAATTAAATAACTATGCTTATTTTAAAGGTGATTTACATCTTAAGATAAGCACCACTGGTACACCATATCATTATGGTAGAATTATGTTGTCTTATCAACCTTTTGCAGGTCACAATGACAATTTAACTCGATATGATATGTTATTAGCTGCAACAGTACCTGCAACCGCAGATGTACTACCAGCTTATAAGAGTTATCTCTCTCAAGCACCAGGTGTTACATACATCGATGTTAAAGAGAATACACCAGTTGAGGTTACTTTACCTTTTATTTCATTCAAAAATGCACATCGCCTGTATAATAATTCAGGCACTGTAATTACGAATGCTGTAGATTTTGCTGATATGTTTGAAGCAGGAGAATTGCGCATGGTAA